CGTGGTCTATTGATTGCTGCTAAACCACGTAAGTTAATTGTTCCGCCAGCATTGCAATTCGTTGCAACACGCTTGCTTGAAACTGAACTACGTGTATCAACAGCTGACAATGATATCAATGCAATTAAGAACAATGGTTCTATTCCAGAAGGTTACACAATTAATCACTTCTTGACAGACACAAACGGTTGGTATTTAACAACTGATGTTCCTAATGGTATGAAACACTTTGTTAGAACTCCACTACAAAACTCAATGGATGGTGACTTTGACACAGGTAATGTTCGCTATAAATCTCGTGAACGTTATTCATTTGGCTGGTCAGATCCTTTAGGTATGTACGGATCACCAGGTGCTTAATAACACCTAGTAGTAAAGAGCCCTCTTCGGAGGGCTTTTTATTTGCTTAAAATCATTTGAAATAGTAGTATTTAGATTAGAAATATAGTAATATATACATATCCAGGAATACCCTGGTTTATTAGACTGTCCTGGCAGACGCATACAAGACTAATAAACTTAACTTTGTATGAAGGAAAATATTATGTCAACAACAACCTTTTCGGGTCCAGTTGTATCTGGTGCAGGCTTTACCTCCGATGATACTATCAACGCTTCAAATTTAACATCAGGCTCTTCTTTTAATCTTACAGACTTTACTGTACGCCCTACTGCAACTTACACAGGCACGGTAGCAGCTTTAGTAGGCTCAGTAAATCAACGTACCGCAGGTGTATCAGGCGGTAACATGTTTGGATGTTATGCTCAAACATCATTTTCTAATAACCCAACAAGCACAATTACAGGTTTAAACACCGCTGTTTATGGCGTGGTCGACTGTGGTTCTAGCACTAATATTGGCGCAGCTTACGGATCAGTTTTTGATTTTGCTCAATTTGCAGGAACAAGAGGTTCAGCCCCAAAAGCATTTATTGGTTTTGGCGAAGAATCTGTAACTAATCCTTGCTTAAATTTATTTGATGTTGGTAGATTAGGTAAAAACGTAGGAACAGGATTAGCTAAAACAGCCGCAGCTTTGCCTTCAGGCGATGGTGGTTCATTACGAATTTTAGTTAATGGATTAGTTCGTTACCTTCCACTTTATACAACTCAATCTTAATATGACTGAGCACGATATACAAGAAAGACTTAAGTCTTTGAACGCCCAGCGTATTCAAACGGAAGCAAATCTAAATGCACTAGGCGGGGCTATCCAAGATTGCCATTTTTGGCTAGATAAAATTACATCAAGCCCTCAAAATGTAGTCAAAATAAAAGGCAACAAAGGAGATTAATTATGGGTATGCAAACAGATGTCTCAGTCAGTGCGGTATTATCCGCTGATGGACAGTTTAAAGAAGCAACAGGAACTAATAATATTCTGCGTTGCAGAGTAAAAGCTGTATATATAGTTCCAGCAGCCACAGCAGGTAGTGTGATATTTAAAGATGGTGGAGCAAGCGGCACAACTATTATGACACTTAATTCCGTAGGATCTGTAACTCAACCTACCTATTTACTATTTCCAGGCGAAGGTGTTTTATTTAGCACCAACGTTTATGCGGATGTAACTAATATAGGTACTGTAACTATTTTCTATGGCTAGTAAGAAAAAAGGTCCTAGCTTAGCAATTGGACGTGGTGAGAAACTCCCTGTATCGAAAGGTGCAGGACTCACGGCTAAAGGTCGTGCAAAGTATAACGCAGCTACTGGGTCAAACCTTAAGGCTCCTCAACCACAAGGTGGCGCTCGTAAGAGATCGTTTTGTGCTAGGATGTCGGGTATGCCTGGTCCTATGAAAGATGAAAAAGGCAGGCCGACTAGGAAAGCCGCATCACTAAAAAGGTGGAAATGCTAATGAGTACAGAACGAGAGCTTGCCGAACACGGCATTGAAATAAAACACATTCAAACAGATGTGGATACCCTTATGGAAGATATGAACGAGTTAAAAAGAAGGCTTGATGCTATTGAGTCTGCTCTTAACGAAATTAAAGGTGGTTGGAAAGTATTTATATTTATTGCAGGACTAGCTTCAGCCGTTGTAAGTTGGTTAGTTACACATTGGTTTAAGTAGGGGTTTATATGAAAGCATTTATAGATAGAATATTTAGAAAAAGGAAATACGATGCTGAAAAGATTGAAAAAAATAAAGCAATACTTAACAAACAAATTGAAACAAGTATTCAAGAACGTATAGTTCAAAACCAAATTAATATGGAAGAAGTAGAAAAAGAAACACAAAAAGAAAAAGTTTTAGATGCATTTGAAATACACAGAAGAAAATAAAATGCCAAGTAAAAGTAAAAAACAGCATAATTTAATGGAAGCGGTGGCTCATAACAAAGCCTTTGCTAAAAAAGTAGGTATCCCACAATCTGTAGGTAAGGATTTTTCGGAAGCCGATAAAGGTAGATCATTTAAACAAGGTGGAGTTAATATGAAAAAGAAATCAGTAAATCCAGCAATGGCTATGATGAGAGGCCGTGCAATGAGACGACCAGCACTAGCTTTTAGACCAGAAACCCCCGTAATGCCAAAACCAGCAGCTCCTGTGATGCCAGCAGTTAATCCTATGGCAGCTATGTCAGCAGGCGCACAAGGTATGCCTATGATGAAAAAAGGCGGAAAACTTAAATCTGTAGAAACAAATAAGAATCCTGGATTATCAAAATTACCAACGGAAGTTAGAAATAAAATGGGCTACATGAAAAAAGGCGGTATGTCAAAAATGCACAAAATGCCAGACGGAAAAATGATGAAAGATTCTGATATGAAAAAAATGAATATGGGTGGCATGTCTTATAAAGAAGGCGGTAAGGCTAAAGGATGTGCAACAAAATCAGATGCAAAGATGATTGCTAAAAAAGAAGTAAAAGGTCATGAATCATCAATGCACAAAATGAACTCAGGTGGCATGTCTAAAATGGCTAAAGGTGGTTGTTACGCTTCTGGTGGTAAGGCATCTCAATTATCTAAAGCTAATGGCATTGCTGTTCGTGGCAAAACCAAAGGCAAAATGTGTTAAGGAGAAAATCACATGGCATATAAAGCCCCCCAAATAATACCACAAGACAAACTTGATGCATTAGCTGCATACAATAAAAACAAAAAAGACAAAAAAGCAGTAGATAACTCTACTAAAGGTGGATACACATATACCGATGAAGATAAAGGTATTACTAAAGAACCTGGTGGTTATAAATATACTCCAGAAGAATGGGATGATATACGTGATCGTTCAGCATCTACTAAACCTACCACTCTTAAAAATGAAAAATATAAACCAGCACCTAAATCAGCACCTAAACCAGACTCTAAACCAATGAAGGAAGGTGATTATGGCACAGTTAATAGTGAAAAAAATTCTGAAGCTATGGGCCCAAATATGGGCAAAGTTAATAAAGAGTCTGATAAGGTTGCTCGTGATTTTACAGCAACTGAAATGGCTCAAAACTTAATGTCACCTGGTTACAATAAGAAAAAAGGTGGCAAAATTACAACAGCTAATTATGATAAAAAATATGGAAAAATATATCGTAAGGCAGTAAAAAATATGTCTTCAGGCGGCTCAGTTAGTTCAGCTTCTAAACGTGCTGACGGTTGCGCTGTTCGTGGTAAAACAAAAGGCAAGATGTGCTAAGGAAATAATATGGCTACTCCACAAGAATTACTTGATGAACAAAAACAAAAAGAACTAGATGCTAAAGTAGATCAAGCAGCTAACGATGTAAAAACTCGTGAAACAAAAGAAAACGAAGACGCTGTTAAAGCTATGAAAGCTATCCCTAAAAAGATAGTTGATACAGTAAAAAAAGTTTTTAAATCAGGCGGAGTAATTAAAGACTTAAAAAAAGCTGGCTTTTATGACGCAAAGAAAAATAAAGCTAAACGATTAAGTATTATCAATAAAGTTACAACTAAACCTCAAAGGATAGAAATGGTTGATAAATTATTTTCAGCTAAAAAAATGGCTAAAGGTGGTTCAGCCTCAGCACGTGCAGATGGTTGTGCTATTCGTGGAAAGACAAAAGCATGAGAGCTTCTCGTGGTATGGGTGATATTACTCCATCTAAAATGCCTAAAGGCAAAACAAAAGCTCGTAAAGATAATACTGACTTTACTCAATACGCTAAAGGTGGCCCAGTAGGGTTATATGCAAATATAAATGCTCGAAAGAAAAAAGGTATTTCTAGAGATAAATCTAAATCTACTATTTCTACAAAAGCATATGCAAATATGAAAGCAGGATTCCCTAAAGGAAATAAATAATGGCTCAAACTACAGGCACTTCTGTATTTGACCTGAACATGAATGACCTCATTGAAGAGTCATTCGAACGTTGCGGGTTAGAATTAAGAACGGGTTATGATTTTAAGACTGCTAGACGCAGTTTAAATTTATTAACTATTGAATGGGCTAATCGTGGAATAAACCTTTGGACAATTGAAGAAGGTCAGATTCCTATGGTATCTAACCAAATTACTTATGCTTTGCCAGTAGATACCATAGATATATTAAGCATGGTGACTAGAACAGGTAGCGATTCAAATCAATCAGATATTAACATTAACCGCATATCTACCGACACTTACTCTACTATTCCAAATAAAAATGCTACAGGCCGACCCATTCAAGTATGGATTAATCGTCAATCAGGACAAAGCAATCCTACAACAGTTTATTTAGCCACTTCTATTAGTGCAACAGATACCACTATTACATTAAGCAATGTAAGCTCTTTAGCTTCTGCTGGATACATTAAAATTGATAGTGAAATTATTTATTACCCTAATGTAGATAATGCTACCAATGAATTACTAAATTGTTACCGTGGACAAGCCAATACTACTGCAGCGGCTCATATAGCTACTGGACCTTCATATAATTATGTAGATGTACAAAATTTACCTAGTATTAATGTATGGCCTTCACCTAATCCTCCTGGATCACAATATACATTTGTCTATTGGAGATTAAGAAGAATACAAGATGCTGGCACTGGTATTACAGTGAATGATATTCCTTTTAGACTTTTGCCACCATTAGTGGCTGGACTTGCTTATTATTTGTCTATTAAATTAGCAGGTGTAGATCCACAAAGAGTAGCATTTTTACAATCTGATTATGACAAACAATGGGATCTAGCATCTCAAGAGGACAGAGAAAAAGCATCTATTAGATTTGTGCCTAGAAATATGTCTTACACAAGGTAACTTATGCCAACCAAATATGCAAGTGCCAAAAACTCGATTGCAGAGTGTGACCGTTGTGGTCAAAGGTATATGTTAAAAGAGCTAAGAAAGCTTATCATTAAGACTAAGCAAATTAGCATTAAAGTTTGCCCAGAATGTTGGGAGCCAGATCAACCACAATTACATCTTGGTATGTATCCTGTGAATGATCCGCAAGCAGTGCGTGAGCCAAGACCAGATTTATCATATAAGGTAGGTGGTAATACAGGGTTACAAACTGGTTTAAATAATTCTAACAATATTCAAGATGCAGGGTATCCTACGGATGGTAGCCGTCAGATTGAATGGGGCTGGAATCCAGTGGGAGGTTCACAGTTTTTTGATGTTGCATTAACGCCTAATGCACTTACAACTAATGTTATAATAGGCGATGTAACTATAGTCACAACTTAATTAGGAGAAGTAAAATGACATTTAAAAAAGCAGCTGATGGTATTACTAAACAAGGCAAAACAAAAGGACATAACTTAGGTGATTCAGGCCCAGTACTTGGTATTCAAGATGGCCCAGCTACTCGTTCAGGTGGTGGTAAAATGAATAGCGATATGAAAAAGTATGGTCGTGGCATGGCTAAAGTTATGAATCAAAAACGTCATACAGGAAGAGGTAGATAATATGAAAGATAATAAAGTTAAAGTAACTCCAGCAATATCTTATCCTTTAGGACATGCAACAGAAAATAAAGATGCAAGTGCTTATACTGGCTTTTCATATCCTACAGGTGGCGGTGATGACATTGGTGTTTATAAACAACCTATGCCTAATCCAAACGGTACGGAGCATGAAGCAGTGTCTATGCCTGGCAATGGAATAAGTAAAATGAATATGTCCGTTGGCGGTGTTAGCAAGGGCAACTATAAGGAAGTAAATCCATATGGTGTTAAAGAAATGCGTGGATATGGTGCAGCTACTAAAGGTCGTAAGATTAGCGGTAAGCAAGGCTAGTAATGAACTACGTTCAGCTGTATCAATCAATTCAGGATTATGCGGAAACTACAGAACAGTTATTTGTAGCTAATATACCTCGTTTTGTTCAAGAAGCCGAAGAACGTATTTATAATTCAGTTCAGTTACCTTCGTTACGTAAAAATGTTACTGGCACTTTAACCGCAAGCAATAAGTATCTTTCATTACCAGATGATTGGTTATCTAATTATTCTTTAGCGGTTATTAATACAGATGGCTCATATGAGTATCTTTTAAATAAAGATGTTAATTATATTAGACAAGCATTTCCAACGCCAGCAGATACTGGTATACCTACACATTATGCATTGTTTGGGTCACAATCGGGAAATTTAAATGAACTTTCATTAATTCTTGGACCTACTCCAGACTCCAGTTATAGCGTAGAATTACATTATTTTTACTATCCTATATCTATTGTACAGGGATTAATTAGTGCATTAATTGTAGGTTTTACACCTGGTTCTGGTTATGTCGCAGGGTTATATTCTAATGTAGCCTTAACAGGCGGATCAGGCTCTGGTGCGTTAGCTAATATTGTAGTGGGCGTATCTGGTGTTGTGAGTTCTGTTACGCTAGTAAATGGCGGGCAGTTCTATCAGGTAGGTGATGTTTTAAGTGCATCTAATACATCTTTAGGTAGTTCTGGAAGTGGCTTTGCTACTACAGTATTAACTATTCCTAATACAACAGGTACTAGTTGGTTAGGCGATAATTATGATCCAGTATTATTATATGGGTCTATGCGTGAAGCTATGTTATTTCAGAAACAAGAACAAGATGTTATTAAAAATTATGAAGATAAATATCAAGAAGCTTTATCTCAGGTTAAACGTCTTGGTGATGGACTTGAGAGAGGTGACGCCTACAGAGATGGTCAAACTAAACTTAAGGTTAGGTCATGATTACGCAAACTGCTTGTACACTATTTAAACAAAATCTTTTAAAAGGGTTAGAGAATTTTTACACAAACTCTCCTTATACTTACAAAATAGCATTATATAATACTTTAGCAGATTTAAATAATACAACCACAGCTTATACATCTACTAATGAAGTAACAGGCACTGGCTATACAGCAACAGGTCAAAGTTTAACACCTACTGGGCTTGCGCTTGATAATGATACCAATACTGCTTATGTATCATTTAATAATGTAGTTTGGTCTCCTGCAAGCTTTACTTGTAGGGGGGCATTAATTTATAATAGCACTACTGGAGCAGCGTGTTTTGTATTAAATTTTGGCTCTGATAAAACTGCTACAACTAGCTTTACAGTTCAATTTCCAACAGCCACTTCAACAAGTGCTATTTTAAGACTTGATTAAACTAAGGACTTTTTAATGACAACAGCATCATCAGTGTTTTCAGAAGCACCGCAAGTTAAAGTAAGTAATGTAAGACCGCTAGAAAAAGATTTATATAAAATGATGTGGGACAGACCAGAGTATAGAATTACAGCTCCTGGTGAACACATCGCACACGAATTTTTAAAACAAGCTAGACCACC